CTATTTTATCTGATTTACGAAAAGTTTATGATACTTATGAAGTAAATGAATAACTGGAAAGAAATTGATTTATTTAACTATTTAGTGGAAAATGTTTATCCAGATTTAGTTAAAGCAAAAAACCAAATGTCAAGATGGGATTGCTATTCAGTTTCAACTGGTCACCGAATTGAATTAAAATGTAGGCAAGTGCATTATAAAACTTTATTACTTGAAAGAGTAAAATATGATGCTATGATAAAAGAATGTGAAAAGCATTTAGATATACCGATATACATTAATTCAACACCAAAAGGAATTTATAGTTTTAATTTGCATTTAATTCAACCTGTTTGGGAAATAAACAATAAAAATCCAGCAACAACATATTTTAACAATAGAGAAAAAATAGATAAAGAAGTAACATATTTAGAAATAACAAAAGCAAAACAATTATGAAAGACAATCCAATACAATTAGAATATTTAAAATCAGTATTATTAGCTCAACTATTACTTGAAGCAAATGAAAGTTTAATCTTTACAACACAATACAGGCAAACTATTAAGAATTTAATTAATAGACTTAACAAAGAACTTGAACAAATAGTGTTTGAAGAATATACAAATGTTTATAAAACAGACCCAGAAATGACTACAAACATATTGAGGTCAATAGAAAGCATTATAACTAAATTGCAAACATCAACAATAGATGAAATAGTAATGATTGATGCAGTAGTTGATAAATACAAAGAAAACAAAGAATGGTTTTTAGAATATGCTGATGCTGAATTTTTAAGAATAGACTAATGAAAATAACATATACATCATACGGAAAAACATCAACAATAGAAACACAAAATGATGATATTAATATTGATGATTTAGGTAAAATGCTTTATGATATTTGTTTAACACAAGACTGGCATCCAACTTTATTAAAATCAATATTTAAAAAGAATGTAACTAATGGCGAAAGTTAAAGAAATCAAATTTTCACCAACTGAAGAAGATATAAAAGCAATGGCAGTATGTTGGAAAAATGATTTAGCTTATGTTATAAAACCAGCAAAAAATGCAAATAGATATAATATTATAAAATATCAAATCAGTAACTACAATGAAATATTTTATTATAAAGAAAATAATGTAAATGCAGAATTTACAGAATATGAAGGATTAAAAAAAACAATGGAATTATATAAGTTTCACGCTAAAAGATTTACACAATGATACCAGTACACTACGACAATAAAAAAGAATATGATGTTATAGATTTTATTAAAGACTATGATTTAAACTTTAATGAAGGTAACGTAATAAAATATGTAGCCAGAGCAAAACATAAAGGCGCACATATAAAAGACTTGGAAAAAGCAATAGATTATTTAGAAAGAGAATTACAACATTTAAGAAAAGAACAAGAACAATGGATAGAGAACAACAAATAGAATTTGATGCATTAGAGTTAGAATATACTTTAAGTTATTTAATTAAGAAAAGAAATTCATTATATTTAAAAGGTTTAAATGATGAAAAGATAAATGATAAGATAAGAGCAATACAACACAAATTGCGATTTGCAAATCAGGGATAGTTTAACAGCTATCCTTTTTTATTTTAAAACTTTAACATTTCATTAACACTTTTATATTAATAACTTGTTTATATTTGCTAAACAATTAACAATTAAAAAAACAAACATTATGAAAACATTATTAAAAGATTTCGCATTAGCATTATTATTATGGGTTGTATTTTTTACTGGTTCATTAATCCTTTTAAATGTAATTTAGTATGACACCAGTAGATAAAAAAGAATTAGATTTTATATTAAAACAAGCAACAAGAATTTTAATAGCTGCAATAGTAGCAGCATTAGTATTATTAACAATAGCAATTATAAAATTATGAAAATAGAAATTATTAGAAAATTAGATATTCTTTTAGATTTACAAAGTGAAGATAATATATATCAAATAACTTTATTAAAATCAATTAAGCAAGATTTAATTAACGAATGGAATGCATCTGATGACTATGCACAACAAATTAGAGAAGTATTAGATATGGATAATACTTATGATTTATTAAACAACATTAAAATTAGATAATATGATAACAACTTTTGACAACAAACAATGGGATAAAAAAGAACTATTAGATAATATGTATGATGATAGTTTCTATTATGGATATTTAGGTAAAAACGCATTAAGTAGTTCTTCAGCAAAAATGCTTATTAGTTCACCTAAAACATATAAATATGTAACACAATATGGTTCTGATGAAAGCCAAGCATTACGTGATGGTAAATTATTCCATACAATGATATTAGAACCACATAAACTAAATGATTTAGTAATTGTAGATGTAGCAACTAAAGCTGGAAAAGAATACAAACTTGCAAAAGAACAAGGTTTAGAAGTATACACAAGAAAAGAATACAATGATGCTGAAAGATTAACTGATGCACTAATGAAAAACAATGAAGTTGTATCTTTAATGAGTAAATCCCAAACTGAAATACCAGCTATTGAAATGATTGATGGTATTCCATTTAGAGCAAAAGCAGATATATTAAAGCCAAATATGATTATTGATTTAAAAACTACAACAGGTGTTAAAGACTTTAGATATAGTGCTGATAAATATAGCTATGATTTACAAGCATATCTTTATAAAAAGATGTTTGGTGTTGACCACTTTATTTTTGTTGCAATAGACAAAGGAAGTTTAGATATAGCAATATTTGAATGTAGTGATGAATTTTACGCTAAAGGTGAAGCAAAGTTAGAACAAGCAATATCTAACTATAAATACTTCTTTGGTGAAGAAGATATGGATTTAAACCAGTATGTTTTAAGAGGGATATTATAAGCTATGAAAATAAATTTAACACATAAAATAAACAATGATAAGTATACAGAATATATTTATGAAGCATTTGATATTCAAAACAAAGAACAATCAAATGTAATTGTTGAAGCTAATTTAGAACATTTACCTAAAGAATGGAATATAGGTGTTGTTTATGGTGGTTCTGGTACTGGTAAAACTACTATATTAAAAAATTATTTTAAAAAAGAAATGGACAAATCATATTTTGATAATTCTAAATCTTTAATCAGTAACTTTGATTGGTTAGAACCTAAAGATGCTACATTTTTATTATCAGCGATGGGTTTAAGTTCTGTTCCAACTTGGTTACGACCATTCAATACTTTGTCAAATGGTGAACAATACAGAGCAAATTTAGCTTATATTGTAGGAAGTGCTAAAAACGATGAAGTTATATTAATTGATGAATATACATCAGTAGTTGATAGAGATGTTGCTAAAGCTATGTCTAATGCTTTACAAAAGTATATTAGAAGAACTAATAAAAGAATTGTTTTAGCATCTTGCCATTTTGATATTATGGAATGGTTGCAACCTGATTGGATATATTCACCATCTAAAGGGCGTCTTGAAATAGCGCCATCACTTCGGCAACCAAAAATTGAACTTCAGATTGTTCGATGTAGATATGAAACTTGGAACTTATTCAAACAACATCATTATTTAACTGAAGATTTAAATAAAGCTGCTAATAATTATTTAGTTTTATGGAATGAACAACCAATTTGTTTTATTGGTGTATTACCTTTTCCTGGTGTTGGTGATGAAAAAACAAGAAGAATTAGTAGAATAGTAGTATTGCCAGATTTTCAAGGTTTAGGATTAGGTAAAAGCATTTTAAATTATATATCTTCATTATATGCTAAAGAAGAAAGTACAATGTATATTAGAACAATGTCACCAGCTTTAGGATTAGCTTTAGCAAAAGATAAAAATTGGATTGCAACTTCTTCAAATTTAAAAATACCTGGACAGGATTCAAGTGGTAGAAAAATGATTGAAAGACCAAGTTACAGTTATAAATATATTGGTGAAATTTCAAATGATGATAGTTCAATAATTAAATTTAAAACTGAAGTTTATAGAGATGTAGCACAAAATCAAATATCAATGTTCTAATGAATGATATAGCAACAGAACACTATAATATTACCTTATATGAAATAGAACAAGGAATGACTATTGAACAAATAAGGTTTATATTAAAAGAATATGAAGCAAAAGAATTATATGAAGAATGTCAGGGAATACATTTGGCATTAGAAATAGTATTATTTAACATACTAACAGAATTAATAAAACAAAGTAAAAAACAAAAAATAAAAATAAGATGGAAACGCAAATAACATTACAACTAAAAAAAGCAATACAAGAAATAACAGGTGTTGATATAAATGAAGTAACACGCAAAAGAGAAACAATAGAAGCACGTGCAATCTATTACAAAGTATTAAAACAAATTGATAAAAAGAAGTCATTAAAATCTATTGGTGCATCAGTAGGAAAAGACCACGCAACAGTATTACATTCATTAAAGAACTATGATATGTTTGAGCAGTTTAATCCAACACTAAAGTTATTTAGAAAACAAATATTGCAAAGATTAAATTATGCATCACCAGAACATATATTAGATATGTCAAAAGATGAATATATACAAAGTCTACAAATAGAAGTAATGAAACTAAAAGAAGAAATAGAAAACTTGCAAGAAACAATTACTAACTTACAAAAACCAAGAAACAATTACAACATAGTAAACAACATACAACAATTACTAATAGAAACAGAAGGTACTGAACAATGGCAAATAATTGTAGAAAGATTACAAGCATTATATAAAATGAATAGAAACATAAAACTTTAATAAGATGAGAATAGAAACAAACTACACAGACAAATTTAGTTTAGGAATTGTAATTGGTAGATATGAAATATCAATAGCAATAGCATTTATAATAATAGATATAAAATTTTAGTTATGGCAGATATAGCAAAATGTAATGATAGTTTATGCCCTTCAAAAGATTATTGTCATAGATTTACAGCACCATCAAGTTTTATACAATCTTATGGAACTTTCAATAGAGAATTAGATGCAGATAATTGTTATATGTTTTGGGCAAATGGTAAATGTAGATATTGCGATTTAGAAAATGATAATCACAAAATGAGTTGCCCAATAATGAAAATACAAGTTAACTTATGAAATATATTTTAGTAATAATAGCTTATGAATTTATAAGAGAAAAATTAATATCTTTATGGTATTATTTAATTAAAAAAGGAAACGAATGACACCAGAACAAAGAGCATACATACTATATAATAAATATACAAAAGCATATAATAGATTTATTGTAAGTGGTTATATCAAACAAGGTAGAACTGATTGGAAAGAAATAGCTATTGAATTAGCAAAGTTATATAAACAATAAACAAAAACTATTATTTTTAATTTGAATAATCAAATTTTTTCAAGATGAATGATAATAACTATGGTGGAAAAAGAGAAGGTGCTGGTAGACCATCAAAAGCAGAAGAAGTAAAACTAATTGAAAGATTAAAACCATTAGAAGAAAAAGCATTTAAAGCATTAGAAGCTGGATTAGATGCTGGTGATTTTAAATTCACACAATTATTTTATAATTACTATGCTGGTAAACCAAGAGAAACAAAAGATATAACTTTAACAAATGAACAACCTATCTTTAATATTGATTTAGATGAAGTTTAAAGCATTATCTTATGGAGTTTATACTTACTACTGCAATTAAAAAGTTATTACGTTTAAAGAAGCGTATTAAAGTTATTAGAGGTGGAACATCAGCTGGTAAAACATTTGGTATTCTGCCTTTATTAATTGATAAAGCAATTAAAGAACCTAATTTAGAAATTAGTGTTGTATCTGAAAGCATACCACATTTGCGTAGAGGTGCATTAAAAGACTTCTTAAAGATTATAATGGCATTAGGTAGATATAATGA